AAGGGGCGGGAATGACTAAGGCTGGAGTAGCGGCGTATAGACGCGAAAACCCCGGCTCAAAGTTGAAGACCGCCGTAACGGGCAAAGTCAAAAAAGGTAGTAAGGACGCTAAGCGGCGCAAATCATTTTGTGCGCGTTCTGCGGGACAAATGAAAAAGTTTCCTAAAGCGGCAAAAGACCCAAACAGCCGTTTGAGGCAGGCACGTAAAAGATGGAAATGTTAAAATGAGCAAGCCGACAGTTGCAGAACTAGACAAGAAGATTGAAGTTATTCAGGCCGTATTACACCGGTTGGAGACCAACCATCTTGCTCATATGCAAAAGGACATAGATCGTCTGGACATAAAAGTGTGGGCTATTCTTGGCGGCATTGCTCTGCAACTTGCGGCGACGGTAATAGCATTAGTGGCGGTGTTGACATGACACGGGTTAATTTAGGCGCAGGCGCTTGCTCTGTTAGGAAAATGGCAAAAGGCGGCGTCGTTAAAATGAAGAAGGGCGGCACTATATGCCCTGAAGGTAAGGCGTGGGCAAAGCGCACGTTTGACACATATCCGTCAGCTTATGCCAACTTAGCGGCATCTAAGTATTGTAAAGACCCTAATTACGCCAAAAAGTCTAAAGGCGGTAAGCGAAAGGGTAAATAATGGGCGGGTTAAAGGAGTGGTTAGATGAGGACTGGGTCCGAATTGATAGCAAAGGTAATATCGCGGGGCCGTGCGGTACGTCAAAGGATAAGCGTAACCCTGACCGTTGTTTGCCTAGACGTAAGGCTAGCAGTTTATCGAAAAGTGAACGCGCTGCGACAGCGCGTAAAAAGAAGCGTGAAGGTTCTAAGGGAAAGACTGTCGTCGCTAATACCAAAGCGGCTAAAGTAAAAAAGATGGCTAATGGGGGCGTTGCGGGCTATGAAACTAAAGCAAAGCGCCGGTTTCGTGGCAGCAGTATCCCCGGAACGGCTGTGGCACGTGGTTGTGGCGCTGTTATGAACGGGCGGCGCAAACGAACGAAAGGATCGGTGTCACAAGCATGAAGAATACAGCGTTTTACATAGATAAAGAAAGCGAGATATGCCAAGAAATTTTAGCTTGGTCTGTACATACCTTGCAAAAGCCCAATCCGTATTATAACGGATTACCGCCGTGTCCTTATGCTCAGAAGGCTTGGGAAGACGACAAGGTTCTTATTTTATTTAAGTATGACACTAATATGCAAGTGCTGTACAGCACCATATCTCAGTGGGAAGACGTTTTTGATTTAGTCATTATTGTAGACATGGCGTTTAAAGAAGACCCGGATGAATTTCACGAGTATCTGGAGCTTATGAACGACGCTATTTCTGGGGGTGTTTTTATAGATAGAGACATCTGGTTGATGGGTTTTCACCCACATGATGAGGCCAACGACTTCATTGACGACCAGAGCTTTATGCACTTAGTTGAAGACGAATATGCAATGATTTTTGTGCAGCGTTTGTCCAAAGTGCAGGAATCAGCAGACAAACTGGTTAAAAAAGGCTATTATGACAGGTATCTGGAGGAGTATGACGCTGAATATATCTTTCAGAGACGCAACGATCTTTACAGGAGACTGAAAAATGGCAATGAAGCCTCGTAAGATGATGAAAAAAGGCGGCGCAGTAAAGAAGATGCGCGGTGGTGGAATGGTTAAAAAGATGCGCGGCGGCGGCATGGTTAAAAAGATGCGCGGCGGCGGCATGGTAAAGAAGAAGTAAGATGGCTACATCCGGCAGCACAGATTTTGAGTTAGACGTTTCCGACTATATTGAGGAGGCGTTTGAGCGCTGTGGTCTTGAGGTTCGTACTGGTTATGACCTCAAGTCTGCCAAGCGGTCGCTCAACCTCATGTTGGCGGATTGGGCTAACCGCGGGTTGAACCAGTGGACTATTGCCCAGCGCAGTATCACGGTTACACAAGGCACGGGTAATTACTCTTTGGACCCAGACGTGATTGACATCTTGTCTGTTATCGTGCGGCGTAGTGGCACAGATTATGCGCTTGAGCGGTTAAGTCGGGACGAATATCTGTCTATTCCGACTAAGACTACGGAAAGCAGAGCTAATCAGTTCTTCCTTGACCGGCAGATCACGCCAGAACTAAAGCTCTGGCCGGTTCCCGATAATAGCACTGACGTGATTATCTATGATGCGTTAACGCGCATTGAGGATGCGGACACCTATATCAATACGATGGAAGTGCCGTTTCGGTTCTATCCGTGCTTGGCGGCGGGTCTGGCTTATTACATTGCCGTCAAACGTGCACCAAATCGAGTGCAGCTTTTGAAGGCGATTTACGAAGAAGAGTTTGAGCGGGCGGCAACAGAAGACCGGGATCGGGCTTCCTTTAATGTCGTTCCTCAATACCAGTATTTTAGGACGACCTAATGTCTAAATATGCGACAGGTAAAGACTCATATGCCATTTCTGACCGATCCGGTTTCCGGTATCGGTATAAGGATATGCGTAAAGAGTGGAATGGGCTGCTTGTCGGCAAGGATGAATGGGAGCCAAAACATCCGCAGTTAGGGCCTTTTCGTAAGGTTGTAGATGCGGAAGCGTTGAAGGAAGCGCGGCCCGATAGAACGGAGCCGCTAGACGTGTTTGTTGGGGTTCCTTTAGTAGAGGCACCTAACTTGCGCCCTGCACAGGGTTTTGGGCAAGTTGGTAGTGTTACGGTGACAGTATGAGTTTTACATATACGGAACTACAGCAGGCTATTCAGGATTACACTGAAAACGACGAAACGACTTTCGTTAACAACATACCTGTGTTTATTCGTAACACTGAAGAGCGCATTCTCAAGAATGTGCAGCTTAGCCTGTTTCGGAAAAACGTCTCTGGCAGCATGACGGCCTCGAACAAGTTTTTAGCGTGTCCTAGTGATTTTCTTGCGCCGTACTCGTTAGCATACACAGATGCGGGGAATGACGCAAATTTTCTTGATTTTAAGGATGCTGACTATGTTCAGCAGTTTAATCCGGATCCAACGGTAGAAGGTGGGCCGCGGTATTATGCTGTTTTTGATTTAACTAACTTTATCATTGGGCCTACGCCGGACAGTAGTTATGCGGTAGAACTGCACTATTTTTATAGACCCAATAGTTTAACTGCGGGGGCCGGTACGGGGACTACATGGCTCAGCGAGAATGCCGAACTTGCGATGCTGTATGGCAGCTTGATGGAAGCCTACATCTTTATGAAAGGTGAAGCGGATATGCAGGCCCTATATGAAAAGCGGTTTGGTGAGTCGATTATGGGTCTCAAGATGTTTGGTGAGTCTAAGGAAGTTACTGACCAGTATCGCACAGGAATGGTAATTAGGCCGAAACAATGAAAGTAGAAGCATTACAAATAAATCCAGAGTTTCAGGTAGAGGTTCATACCACAAGTGGTCGCGGCTTTACACCTGAAGAGGTTGCGGAGCGCTGCGCGGATAAGATTATTTCTATCTCTGACAACGCTAACCCAGCTATTCGTGACCAAGCAAGGGCTTTTCGCCAACAGCTAGTTAGAACACTAACTTTCTATATGCGCGAAGCCATAAGAAGTGATAGAACAACGGTGTACAACGCACTGAACGACGCAGGCCATAAAGACATGGCCGAACTTATAAGGAGACTGTGACATGGCGTTTTCAGGAAACTATATGTGTACATCTTTCAAGAAAGAACTCTTGTTTGGTGTACACGATTTTGCAAATGGCGCCGATACTATGTATATGGCGCTATATACTAGCTCAGCTACGCTGGATGCTAGCACGACGGCTTATTCCGCTACTAATGAAACTAGCGGAACCGGTTATGTTGCTGGCGGTCAGGCGCTGACTAATGTGGATCCGTCAACTAGCGGCACTACGGCGCTGACTGATTTTGCTGACGAGACTTGGACGACGGCGACAATTACCGCACGTGGCGCGTTGATTTACAACTCAACGCCAAACACAACGTCTATTGCTGTTACCAATCCATCGGTAGTGGTTTTGGACTTTGGCGCGGATAAAACTTCGACGGCAGGTGACTTTACGGTTGTTTTCCCAACCGCAGATGCAAGTAACGCGATCATTCGGATAGCCTAATGACCGATGTCGTCGTCCCACTAGGCGGCTGGGGTCGCTTTGGCTGGGGCGAAATGCCTTGGGGCCAAACAGACCTACCAAAGGCCACTGGTAATGTAGGTTCGGTAACAGTTATTGCCGAAGCGAATGCACCTGTCACGGGATTGGCGGCAACAGGTAATGTTGGCTCAGTAACGGTTATTGCTGAAGCTAACATAGACGTAACAGGCTTAGCCGCAACGGGGGTTGTTGGCTCAGTAGCGGTAACCGCGGACGCAAACACCAGTGTAACCGGATTGTCCGCAACTGCGGGTGTCGGGGCAGTCACTGTAGTAGCTGAAGCAAATGCTTTCCCGACAGGACTAGAAGCGGCAGGCGGTGTAGGTTCAGTTGCGGTAACGGCGGATGCAATTACTCCAGTTACGGGATTGGCGGCGGCAGGCGGTGTAGGTTCAGTTGCGGTAACGGCGGATGCAAACACGTCTGTTACGGGTCTATCTGCAACGGGGCAGCTTGGGGCTGTTACGGTTGTCGCGGAAGCTAATGCCCCGGTTACGGGTCTATCTGCGTCGGGGAATGTTGGTTCGGTCACGGTCACAGGTGAAGCCAACGTAAGTCCGACTGGGGTTTTAGGAACGGGTCAAGTAGGCACCGTAGATGTAACCTTTGGCATGACCGTGTATTTAACGGGAGTGTCTGCGGTAGCTTCAGTAGGTACGGCAACCACGACAGCGGATGCAAATGCGCCTGTTTCTGGTTTGCAAGCCATTGGAAACGTAGGACAAGTATTAGTTTGGGGAACTATTGTGCCAAATCAAAATGCAGGGTATAATGGGGTCAGCCCAAGTCAAACGCCAACTTGGTCGGATGAAGTGCCAAATCAAAATGCAGGCTATAATGGGGTCAGCCCAAGTCAGACGCCAGCTTGGTCGGATGAAGCACCATCACAGACACCGGGTTGGGGTCAAATAGCAGCGTAGAGGGGTTAAAGGCATGGCAAGTACATATACAGTCAATATTGGTATTGAGAAACCGGGAACCGGCGATCAGTCGGGTACATGGGGTGTAACGACTAACACCAACTTCGATATTATTGACCAAGCGACTAATGGTGTTGCCACTGTCACGCTAGCTGCTGCGGGCACTTCGGGTTCACCTAATACGCTGCTGATTAACAACGGCGCTCTATCTGATGGGCGCAATCGCTTTATTGAATTTAATGACGGCGCGGATCTAGGCGCGACAGCTTATGTTCAGCTTGACCCCAATGATGCTGAAAAGATTGTGCACATCCGCAACAGCTTGTCCGCTTCACGCAGCCTTATTCTTTTCCAAGGCACATATAACGCTTCCAATGATTTTGAGGTTCCGAACGGCGCTGACGTTTTAGTCAAGTTTGACGGTGGCGGTGCTGGTGCGACGGTTACTGACGTAAATGTTAATTTAACTCCTACTAAGATCACTACTTCAAATGCCGACATTAACGGCGGCACAATTGATGGCGTAACACTTGGAACTAACTCTGCGGTAACCGAAGCCCAAGTCGATAACATCAACATCAATGGTAACACCATCTCAAGCACCGACACGAACGGTGATATTAACCTTGCACCGAATGGTACAGGGGTCGTTGCGTTGTCTTCAACTGACCTGACCTTCGGCGACAACGACAAGGCCATTTTCGGTGCTGGGTCTGACTTGCAGATTTATCACGATGGGTCGAATAGTTACATTCAAGATGATGGCACTGGCAATCTGCGTATTCGTGCAACAGATTTAACTTTAGAAAAAAACGCAGGTGGAGAATACTACTTGCAAGCAACTGCTGATGGTGCAGTTCGTCTGTACTACGATGGCAATCAAAAACTCGTCACCACCGCCACAGGCGTTGATGTCACTGGCACTGTGACGGCTGATGGGCTGACTGTGGATAACGCTGGAGTTATTAGGCTAAATCCTTCTTCTGGTGATGATTTCTTAACTATTCAGCAGGGCGGCAGTCAAGCTGTTATTACCGCCGACTCAACGGCTGGTGCTGGCAATTTGGTGTTTAGAACAACTTCGGCTGGTTCTGATACAGATATAATGTTTTTATCCAACAACGGCGACATCAGCTTCTATGACAGCACAGGCGTGACGCAAGGCTTTTACTGGGATGCCTCAACACAACGATTAGGGCTGGGGACGACTTCGCCTAGTAATGCTCTTACCCTAAACAGTGCGGCAGGTGGCGCATCTGGTTTAAGAATAACAAGCACAGAAGGTTCTGGATTTCGTATTCGCGCTGAATCGGCAACTACCACAATGTTGAATGTTGATTCTGGTGAAAGTATGCTGTTTGGTGCAGGTGGCACAGAACGTATGCGAATCGACAGCGTTGGCAACGTGGGCATTGGGACGGATTCGCCTACAACCAAGGTTGAAGTTTTCAGCAACGGCCCTCCAGCCGCATCTGGTAATATGAACACTGGCGTGGCGGTGGCTTCTGCGGCGGGTTCCTTTGCTATAAATATAGGCGCAGACGCAACCGCAGGATATACTTGGCTTAATTCAGCGTATATCAATGCGTCTAGTATTGCATCGCCAATGGTTTTTATGACCGGAGCAGCAGAACGTATGCGCATCGACAGCAGTGGCAACGTGGGCATTGGCAAAACGCCTAGCACTGCCTTAGATGTTAACGGTACAGTAACAGCCACAGCATTTGTTGGTGATGGCTCTGGGCTGACTGGTCTTGGCGGTGGTTTTACATCTGGCACACTTATGCTATTCCAACAGACTGCCGCACCTACAGGCTGGACAAAGCAAACAACACACAACGACAAAGCACTGAGGGTTGTGAGTGGTACGGCTGGGTCTGGCGGTTCAACGGCATTTACAACAGCACTAGGAACACCAGCAGTTAGCGGTTCTGTTTCGCTTAGTGGTAACATTTCTAACACCACGCTTTCTACTGCACAGATACCAAGCCACAACCACGGATTTACAGAAGGCGTTTCTGGTAATAACGTAGCAGCGGCTATGAGAAAGCAGAACACCGCTGGTGACCAAACGAATAATCAAAAAATCTTGAGTGCTGGTGGTGGCGGCTCTCACAATCACGGACACAACTTTTCAGGTTCTCTTTCGTCAGCCACTACTGCAATTAATGTCCAGTATGTTGATTTAATTATTGCGTCAAAGGATTAATATGAAAACGCCAAACTTTATAGAGTGTTATCAAACTGAACAATACGATTTTTGTGACAGGATTGTCGCAAGACTTGAAGAGTTACTTGACGCAGAAAAAAATCCAGAAGCGCAAGGTCATTTAATGGTTGGCTCAGAAACAAATGGTGGTTCAGATAGCAGAATTGATTTTTCTTTTAATTTTCACCATATCAAAGACCCACTAAATGCAGAAATGCACGATATGTTGAGGCAATATTTGCCAAAATATGCTCAAAAATATATGGGCTTTGATAGGCAACCGTGTTCGTCACAGGCTATGAAGGTACAAAAAACACCGCCAAAAGGTGGCTTTCACACTTGGCACTGTGAACACAGCCCAGAAGATGCGCCCAGAAATCTGACTTGGACACTGTATTTGAATGACATTCCAGAGGGTGAAGGTGAAACAGAGTTCATTGAATATGGTGTAAAGGTTCAGCCTAAAAAAGGATTGCTATGTTTTTTTCCAGCGGCTTGGACACATACCCATAGAGGCAATCCAGTTTATTCCTGTGATAAATACATAGCCACAGGATGGTATTACTTAGTGTAGGAGACTTTTATGTCTAAATGGACAGTGATTTTTGATGATGGTCAGATTGGCAAAGATGGATATTTCTATAAAAACCTTGATTTGTCTTGGCTACCAACTACTATTAGGGCAGTTCAATCATTGGATGGTGTTACTTGCACGATTGAACACGGTAACAGAGCAACTGAAACCAATACCTATAATGATGAAGATGTTGCAACATCAAGCCTTGATTGGTGGTCAAACGTGACTACAACTTGGCAAGCGGCTTACGATGCTGAACAAGCTGAGATTGCGGCGTCAGAGGATACACCTGAATGAAGCTAGAGGTAAAAGACAACTGCCCCTTGAATAACTTTGAGCCTTGCAAAAAGTTTGACTGCGCTTGGTTCATGCACGTCAGGGGAACTGACCCAAATACTGGTCAGGAAATAGATGATTGGGGTTGCTCGATGGCGTGGATGCCAAAGCTGTTGATTGAAAATGCACAACAGTCAAGACAGACTGGTGCGGCGGTTGAAAGCTTTCGGAACGAAATGGTTAAAGCGAATAACCTTAATCGTGATTTGCTTATAGAGGCATCGAAGACCGACAAAGACATTGTTATGATAAACAGTAAATGAGGATTAAATTATGGCAACCTACACTTGGGATTTCCCACAAATCGACACAGCCCCTAGCGAGGGTTCTTTAACAGACGTAGCCAAGTCAGTACACTGGCGGCTAACAGCAACGCACGACACAGCCACGAACGATGAAGGCGCACCGCTTTCTGTTAGCGCATATGGCAGTGCTGGTGTTGGCGAGGCTAATGCCGACAGCTTCACAGCGTTTGACAGCCTGACCAAAGAACAGGTGAAGGGCTGGGTGCTGGCATCACTGGACAAGACTGAAGCTGAATTACAGGCGATGCTTGACCAACAGTT